GGCGGCAGAGAAAGCGGCGGCAGAGCGCTGGGAGCTTTCAGAGCGGGAGCGGCAGATAGTAGCGGAGCTGAGCAAGGAGGAGCAGAGATGGACGGAGTAGTAAGGACAATCGCACTCGCATGGATGATGGCGTGCCTGTCCGTAGTGGCCATGGCGCTGGTGGCCGACTGGCTGGAGAGAAGATGAGCAGACGGAGCGCGCTCTTGATGCTTGCAGCAGCGGCGATGGTGGCGAGGCTCGCGCATGGCGAGGACATGGATGGGCACAGGGTGGCATACATGGTCGCGCTAGCAGTGACGCTGAGCATTAACGGCTGGCTGCTCGGGCGGTGCGACTCGGGCAGGTGACGCCATGCCGCTATATATCAGGTGCTCGAGATGCGGGCAGAGAAAAGAACGGGGGCAGCCTTGCGCGTGTGAGGCGGCCTTTGAAAAGCGTCGGGGAGAAAGGCGGGTATACAAAAAGGCAGAGGGCACGAGGAAGCTCTACCACACAGGAAGATGGAAAGACCTGCGCGAGGTAGTCCTATCCCTGCACTCAGGACTGGATCCATGGGCAAGAGCACATGGGCGGATAGAGTACGCGGAGACTGTGCATCATATAGTACCCGCAGAGGAGCATCCAGAGAGCTTCTTCAATCCGGAGAACCTCATCCCGCTGTCAAAAAGGAGCCATGGGGAGGTACACGCGCTATACCGAGCGAGCGACGAGGGCAAGAGACAGACACAGAAAGAGCTCTTCGCACTGGTGAAGCTGGTAGAGGGTAGGGGGGTATAAAAAAGTATTCCGCTGCCTATGGCGACCGCCGCCCCTAGCTCACCTCACGCAAAATTCTAAAAACGCCTCAAAAACAGCCAAAAATCATGGGGAGGGGGTGAAGGCATGGCAAGACCGAGGAAAATCGTATCGCTCCAGACGGGAAATCTCACACGAGCGACCAAGGACAGGCGAGCCTACGAGGAAGGCCTCGCGGTATCCGAGAAGGCAAGCATCAAGAAAGTGCCGAAGTCGCTGCTGGTCGATGAAATAGCAGTAGCAGAGTACAAGCGCGTACTAAAAGAGCTGCTCCGGATAGACATCATCGGCGACCTCGACCGGAGCAACCTCATCGTGTACTGCAATGCCTTCTCCGGATATGTGCGGGCGTGCGAGGAGATGCAGCGGCCGACTTTCGACCCGATAGTCGCCAATCGCCCGTCGCCCTGGTACTCCATCCGAGACCAGGAGCGGAAGGCCATGGAGGCAGCGGGAAAGGCGCTGGGGATGTCGGTAAGCTCCCGCCTGTCCGTGGTGGCAAAGAAGGCAGACCAGCAGGAAGAGGCACTTAAGCGTGCTTTCGGTGACATATGACCTGCCTCGAGGAAATCACGGCCTACGCGCGGGACTGCATCGAGGGGAGAATCCCTGCGGGGCAGAAGCACAAATGGGCGTGCGAGCGGCTGCTGCGCGACATTGACAGAGTCGGAAGCGAGGACTTCCCGTATATCTGGGATGAGGAGCGGGCGCAGCTCATTGTCGACTGGTTTTCGCTGCTCAAGCATTCCAAGGGCGAGCTTGCGGGCGCGCCTATCATCCTGACACCGTGGCAGCGCTTCCGAGCCTGTCAGCTGTACGGCTGGCGGCACAAGGATACGGGGCGCAAGCGCTTCAAGCAGAGCTTCACAGAGGTGGGGCGTAAAAACGCCAAGTCACAAATGGAGGCGGGCGAGGCGCTCAACGAAATCTCGGAGCAGGCGACGCGCAACTCCGAGGTGTACGAGGTGTACACGGCGGGGGTGAAAAGAGACCAGTCGAAAATAGTCTTTTCGGAGTGTGACCTAATGACACGCGGCACGCTCATCCGGTCGCGCTTTCGCTTCAAACGGGACGAAATCGTGCACATCAAGACCGGCTCTTTTATCAAGGCACTGTCAAAAGAGGACGGCAAGAAGGGCGACGGTACAAATCCCGCCATGCTGGTGATCGATGAGTACCATCAGCACCCGGACACGGATTTCTACGACCTCGGACTTGGCGCAAGCGTCAAGGAGCGGATGCTGACTATCATCACGACGGCCGGCAAAGACCTCAACTACCCCTGCTACACGCAGGAGTATGAATACTGCTCGAAAATCCTCGACCCCTCGGTCGATGTAGAAAACGATGAGTATTTCATCGACATATGCGAGGCCGACCGGGGCGACGACCCCGGGGCACTGGAGACATGGCAGAAAGCAAATCCGATACGAGCCTTTTATCCGGAGGGCGTGGAGGCTATCCGCTCTGCATATGAGATAGCACGGGAAATCCCCGAGAAAATGATTGCTTTCCAGACGAAAGTGCTGAATGTCTGGGTAGCGGCCAAGCAGAATGGCTACATGGACATGCAGAAGTGGAAGGCCTGCGAGGTGGAGCGCTTTCCGATAGAGCTGAAAGGCCGTCCGGTCTATGTGGGATTCGATATGTCATCGAAAATCGACTTGACCTCGGTGTCCTTTATCGTGCCGTATCAGAGCGACACGCTGGACGAGACCGGAAAGCAAATCACAAAATATCTTCTCTGGTCGCACAGTTTCATTCCCACGCGGGAAGCGCTGCGCGAGCATGTGCTGAAAGACCGCGCGCCCTATGACTCATGGGAGCAGCGCGGTTTTTTGAGTGTCACAGATACGCCGATAGTGCATCAGGGCGCAGTAATGCAGTATGTGAAGAGCGAGATAGAAAAGTACGACCTCGATGTGCAGTGCTTGTGCTTCGACCCCGCGAATGCCACGAAAATCATGATGGATTTATCGGACGAGGGCTACACGGTCGAGGAGGTCTATCAGAGCCATCGAAGCCTCAATGAATCGACGCAGAGCTTCCGCGAGCAGGTGTACGCGGGGAATGTGCTGTATACGCCGAATCCGCTCTTAAATTTCGCTATGGCCAATGCCGTGGTGCGGCAGAATGGCGGGCTCATCAAAATCGACAAGGATGCGACAACGCAAAGGGTTGACCCGGTAGACGCGACGCTCGGCGCTTTCAAGCTGGCGCTTTACCACCGCTTTGACGCGGTGAGTCTTGATAGCTATGTGGCCGACTGGCTGGACAGTATGGAGTGAAAGGGGACTGAATGGGCATTTTGGAGAAAATCAGGAATGCGCTCGCAAGGCCGCGAGCCGCGCATGAGCTCACGCTCGGCATGAGTATCCGGGAGTTTTTCGGGCTGGATGAAAATGACCCGCCCTCTGCTATGTCAGAGAGCACCTATTTCACCTGCATGAAAGTGCTCGCGGAGACCATGGGCAAGCTGCCGCTCAAGTACTACAAAGAGGACGAGCGCGGCGGCATGGTACGAGCACCGACGAATGCAGCAGCGCGGCTACTGCTCACGCGGCCAAACGAGGTGATGACGCCTGCGGCCTTCTGGTCGACGCTGGAGCTCAACTGTCAGCACTATGGTAACGCCTACGCTTACATCCATAAGGAGCTGAGACGGGCGGGCAAGTACGGCGGTGAGTACATCGTGAAGGGCTTCTACCCGATGAAGTCGGACTGTGTGACGGTCTACATCGACGATGCAGGGATTTTCGGCGGCAAGGGCAGCCTTTTCTACCAGTACACCGACCCAACCACCGCAGAAGTGCAGGTCTTTCCGGCCGAGGATGTGCTGCATTTCAAGACATGGCTCACATGGGACGGAGTCATGGGCAAGTCGGTGCGGGACATCCTGCGCACGACGGTAGACGGAGCGGGGTACTCGCAGCGATACCTCGAGCGGCTGTATAAGAGCGGTCTTACGGCATCCAGTGTGCTCCAGTACACAGGTGACCTCGACGAGAAGCTCCGGGCAAAGCTGCAGGCAAAGTACAACGACCTGCTCACCGGCGCGAAAAACGCCGGAAAAGTGGTCGCGCTGCCTATCGGCATGAGCCTCCAGCCGCTTGCATACAAGCTCGCCGACGCGCAGTTTGTCGAGCTGAAAAAATACAGCGCGCTGCAAATCGCGGCTGCTTTCGGCGTGAAGCCAAATCAAATCAATGACTACGAAAAGTCGAGCTATGCGAATTCAGAGTCGCAGCAGCTCGCTTTTTTGGTGGACACAATGCTTTTCCGACTGGCGGCGTACGAGCAGGAAATCAACTACAAGGCGCTGACGGAAGCGGAACGCGAGCAGGGCTTCCGCTTCAAATTCAACGAGAAGGCCATCCTCCGCGCCGATGCGCAGACGCAAATGCAGACGATCTGTAGCGCGATTAACAACGGCATTTACACGCCAAACGAGGGCAGGCACCTGCTCGACCTCCCGAGCGAGGCGGGCGGCGATGTGCTCATTGTGAACGGCAACTATGTGCCCATCACGCAGGTGGGCGCGGCGTATGGCAAGCAAAAGTAGAAAGGGGGTGAAGTATGGCAGTTTTACGACTGAATGGCGACATCGTGGATAGCGACTGGGGCGAAATCTACGAGTATTTCGGCATCGAGTGCATCACGCCGAAAAAGGTCAAGGAGTCGCTGGACGAGCTCGCAGAGGACGACACGCTGCACATCAAGCTCAACTCCGGCGGCGGTCAAGTGATGGCGGGGCAGGAAATCTACGCCCTGCTGCGCAATCGGGACGATGTGGACATCGAAATCGAGTCGCTGGCGGCATCGGCGGCGTCGGTAATTGCGATGGCTGCGCCGTGCAAGATGCTGCCGACGGCCTTGCTCATGGTGCATCGGGCATGGATGAGCAGCGGCGGCAACAAACACGACCTCGAGAGGGACGCAGCGGCGCTGTCTGCGGTCGACGAGGCGTTGTCTGCGGCCTACTGCGAGAAAAGCGGCATGAGCAAGGACGAAGCGCTGGCGCTCATGGATGACGAGACATGGCTCACGGCCGAGCGGGCACTTGAACTCAAGCTCATCGACGGCATCAGCGAGAGGCAGAGCAGCAAGGCGGCGGCATCGGCTGGGCTGGCGGTCACCGAGGACATGGTGACGAAGTACAGGCGCGCGATGCAGCAGAAGAAAGAGGCAGAGCAGCGGGAAGCGGAGGAGCTGAAAGAGCTGCTCGCCGAGCTGGAAAAGAGTGGAAACACGAAAGGAGACTAAGGATGACGAAGCAGGAAATGCTCGACACAATCAACGGCCTCAAGGCAGAGGCAATCGCGCTCGCGCAGGCGGGCAAGCTCGCGGAGGCAAAGGCAAAGAAGGAAGAGCTCGACGGGGCGCAGGAGGCTTTTGACCTGCTCGACGAGCTGGAGGCAAAGACGGTGCCGGAGGCGGCAAAGCCCGCGGCAGCGCCGGAGAAGACGGAGCTCTCGAAGTTCTGCAGCTCGGCTCGAAGAGGGTTCAGAGATGCCTACACCGGCATGAAGGAGGGGGCTGACGCTGACGGCGGCTATACCGTGCCGAAGGAAATCGAGACCAGAGTGCGCGAGTACAAGAGCGCAGTCGACAAGCTGGAAGACCTTATCGACGTCACCTATGTGAGTGCGCCGACCGGCGCGCGCACCTATATGACAAAGGCGCAGAGCACCGGCTTTGCGACGGTGGCAGAGACTGAGGCCGCTGCGGAAAAGGGCGGCCCGAAGTTCGAGCGCGTAGACTACGCGGTCGAGAAGCGCTCGGGCATCCTGCCGGTTTCGCAGGAGCTTTTAAAGGACTCTGACGAGAACATCGTGAAGCTGGTATCGCGCTGGCTTGGGCGCGAGGACATCGCGACCGTCAACAAAGCGGTGCTCGCGAAGGTTGACACGCTGACCAAGAAGGACTTGAAGGGTCTCGACGGCATCAAGGAGGCGGTGAATGTCACGCTCGGCGCGGCGTACGCGGGAGCTGTGACCATTGTCACGAATGACGACGGCCTGCAGTATCTTGACACACTCAAGGACAAGAACGGCAGATACGTACTGTCTCCGGACGTACAGAACCCCGCAAAGAAGGTCATCGCGACCGGCTCGGGTGTCATCCCGGTGAAGGTGCTGTCCAACGCGACGCTTGCGAGCGACGGCAAGAAGGCGCCGTTCCTCATCGCAGACTGGGAGAGCGCAGTGGCACTTTTCCGCCTCGGCTCTTTTGGCATCAGCACGACGACCGAGGGCGTGGTAGGGACGCTGTCCGCCTTCGCGCAGGACTTGATGCTCTTCAAGGGAACTTCGCGCTTCGACTGCAAGCTCGTGGACAAGGCGGCCATCGTGCGCGGCTTTATCGACACGACTCCGACCCCGTAAGGAGGTGACGCATGGAGCTCTCTGAAATCAAGGCCTATCTCCGTGTAGACGGAGACGAGGATGACGGGCTGCTCATGCGTATGAAAGCGGCAGCGCAGGAGTACATCAAGGCGGCGGCGGGAAGCTACGACGAGAGCGACCCGACCGCCGAGCTGCTGCTCTGCGCTATGGTGCAGGACATGTACGACCACAGACAGCTCATGCAGTCCGATGTGCAAGAGAAGAAGCGCATCGAGTACACATACGCGAGTATGCTGCTGCAACTCCAGATGAAACACGAGCTGCGAGAGGAGGCTGCGCATGGCACTGGTGAAGGGCCTTAACCCCGGGCGGCTGTCCAAGCGCGTGACTATCTGCCGCTACACGGAGGCAGAGGACGAGCTCGGCAGCACGGTGGTCGCGCTGCGGCCGCTCCGCACGGTGTGGGCAGAGATACGCCCGCTCCGCGGCTCGGAGCAGCTGGAGTACTACAAAATCCGAAATAAGGAGACCTACAAGGTCACGATGCGGAGCACGGACGTGACCGAGAAGGATGTGCTGGCCTACAAGGATAAGCGCTTCCACATCGAGTACATCACCGACCCGCTGGAGGCGGGGTACTACCTCGAGCTCTATGTGACCGAGGACATCGACCGGCAGACGAGAGAGGAGGGGCTATGAGCGTAGAGCTGGAGCTACACGGAGCAGACGAGCTGGCGGCAGACATGCAGAAGCTCATCGACACGGCTCCGGAGGCGCTCGACCGCGCCATGATGCGCGCGGCCAAGGATTTCACAGAGGACTGCAATGGACTCATGCCCGCGGGATACTCTTTCCGGAAGACCTGGAAGCGCCACAAAGTCACGGGGGATTTCGGCATCACCTCGGCAATCGAGGTGCGAAATGCCGCGCCGCACTGGCATCTCGTGGAAAACGGCCACGTGAAGTGGATTAACGGCGTCAACACCGGCGGTTTTGTCCCCGGCAAGCACATCGCGGAGAGAATCCGCGACGAATACCAGGACAAATATCCCGAAATTGTGGGCGAGGCAGTGGCGCGCGCCA